TTGCTTATTTCTTAGCCAAACGTGGTATGAAGTATGATGAATCAGCATTCGAGGTTGTAGATGAATATGCGGAGGCATGGTCATACTATTTAATTAAGGCTTCTGCTACATTAGCTGAAGAAAAAGGTACAATTTCTAAAAATAATGAGACAAAATATGGCCATGGAGTTCTTCCAATTGATACATATAAGAGTGCAGTAGATAATTTAATAGAGCATAATAAAAGATTACCCTGGGACTTGCTTCGAACTCAACTCAAAGCCACAGGCATCCGTAATTCGACTCTCATGGCTTTAATGCCAGCTGAAACATCTGCACAAATATCTAATAGTACGAATGGTATAGAACCCCCTCGTGCATTGGTTAGTTACAAACAAAGTAAGGATGGAGTCATGGCACAAGTAGTGCCTGGCTATCATCACTTAAAAAATAAGTACGACCTACTATGGGATCAAAAGTCTCCTGACGGTTACTTAAAGATTTGTGCTATCCTGCAGAAGTATATCGACCAAGGCATATCGGTTAATACTTCTTATAACCCCGAGCACTTTGAAGATAACAAAATCCCTATGTCAGAGATGATTAAGGATACAGTTACTGCATATAAGTATGGGTTAAAACAACTGTATTACTTTAATACCTTTGACGGTTCGGGTGAAATAACAGACGAGGCTACTCACCACAGTTATGAGGGTGAAGCCGTAACATATGAAGAAGATGATTGCGAGAGTTGCAAAATATAATATAAAAGGAATTGATAAATGGCAGTATTGAAAAAGAATAAGAAATCACACCTGGAAAAGAATATGTTTTTAGATGAAGATGTTGATATTCAAAGATATGATGAATTAAAGTACCCACAACTAGATAAGATAGCCGAGAAACAACTTGGATTCTTTTGGAGACCCGAAGAGGTAGATATTTCAAAAGACAAGAAGGACTTCGATTCTCTTACAGAACACGAGAAGCACATCTTCACGTCCAATCTTAAACGACAGATTGTATTGGACAGTGTGCAAGGCCGTGCTCCTAATCTAGCATTCTTACCTATTGCTTCATTGCCAGAAGTGGAGAATTGGATTGAGTGTTGGTCATTCTTTGAAACAATTCACTCTAAAAGTTATACACATATTATCCGTAATATCTATCCATCACCGGGTGTAGTATTTGATGGCATTTTAAACATTAAAGAAATTAATTCGTGTGCAGAATCTATCGGTAGATACTATGACGATTTGATTACCTGTAATGCAGGCCCTACAAATAAGATGGATCACAAACGTGCTATCTGGATGGCAATGATGAGTGCTAATGCCTTGGAAGGTGTAAGATTTTATGTATCATTCGCATGTAGTTGGGCCTTTGCTGAACTGAAGAAGATGGAAGGTAATGCTAAAATTATCAAATTCATTGCACGAGACGAGAATGTCCACCTCGCATCTACTACTACAATGCTCAAACTTCTACAGAAAGAAGATAAGGACTTTGCTAAGATTGCCAAGGAAATGGAAGACGCCTCTATTAAATTATATGTCGATGTGATTGAACAAGAGAAAGCATGGGCACAATACTTATTTAAAGATGGATCAATGATAGGTCTTAACGCAAGATTACTATCTGACTATATAGAGTGGATCGGATGTAAAAGAATGAGAGCAATAGGATTACCTTGCCCTTATACTGTATCCAAAATGAACCCATTACCATGGACAGAGAAATGGATTGGTGGTGGCAATGTACAAGTAGCACCGCAGGAAACAGAGATTACATCATACGTTACCGGTGGAGTAAAACAAGATGTAACAACTGAAACGATGGCAGGATTAAGTTTATGATTATAGAAATATACGGCAAAGATGCATGTTCACAATGTGAAATGGCGCTACATAAGGCACAAGCAATGGTGCAAGAGAACACTAATAAATTAACGTATAAGAAATTAGGGGTGGATTTTAACCGAGAAGAGTTGTTAGAACAATTCCCTACAGCTAGAACCTTTCCCCAAATTAAAATTGATGGTGTATCTATAGGTGGTTGGACAGAGTTTCAAAAGATTTAACAAAAAGGAGTTTGTATGAAATGTACTATTGATTGTCAATGTTGCTATAAATTATCCTCTATACATATAGAAGACGAATGGGATTCCGATGACCGATTCTGCCCCAACTGCGGGATGCATGTTGAAGTGGATGCCATTCCTTGCTATGATGACGAGGCACAAAAACTAGACTATGACCAAGATCAATACGAGGAGTAACCCACCATGGCTCTATCAAGGAGTAGAATGGCATCCGCCAGAAGAATTCAGTCACGAAGACGTGTACGGTTTTGTTTACTTAATAACGAACCTGACCACACAAAGGAGGTACGTTGGAAAGAAGTTCTTTTGGAGTCAGAAGACACTACCCATAACAAAGACTCGGAAAAGGCGCAAGAAGCTTAAAGTAGAGTCCGATTGGAAAATATATTGGGGTTCAAATAAACATCTCATGGCAGAGATCGAAGAGAACGGCACTGATAGTTATCATAGAGAGATTCTCCACTTATGTAAGACCAAGGGCGAATGTGCTTATATGGAAGCTAAAGAACAATTTGATAGAGATGTATTACTAACTGAAGACTATTACAATGGAATCATTCAGATAAAACTCGGTGGTAATGCTGTAAAAAACTTAAAATAAAGGTTTACTTTTATGAAAAAGTGTAGTATAATATACATATTATGAACAATATAATACCATTTCCAACTGAAAAACGGCAAGAACAGATAGAGTCCGAAAGGAACTGGGCCTACGAAAACTTCACAGAAGAATGCGTAGACACCTCTCAATTTGTTCTTCTTATGATTGAAGACTACCTTGATGAAGAGGAGTCTGCATTCGATGAAATGGATTTTAGGAATACAGAATATGATGAATCAAAAGATATGTATGTGATTGTCAATCTGATATCCTCAATGTTCATGAGATACGGCGGCCTTAACCACTTCCTACACGAAGAATTGACGGCTCTTTATAATAAAATAGAAGCGAGCAAAAATGATACTACTTGATTATAGTCAGATTGCACTAAGCAATATTATAGTGCAAAAATTAAACGATGAAAATATGATACGTCATATGATACTTAACAGTATCCGAATGTACAATAAGCGCCACCGAAAAGAATATGGCCAGATGGTTATATGTGCTGATGGTATGAATACTTGGAGACGCCAGTACTTTCCTGAATATAAGGGAATGCGTAGGAAAGGTAAAGAAGAATCTACTATGGACTGGAATGAAATATTCCGCATCGTAAATTTAATCCGTGAAGAGATACAAGAGAATTTGCCATATAAAGTTATGCATATGGAAGGCTGCGAGGCAGATGATATTATCGGCGCTCTGGCAATACGTACGCAAGAATTTGGCCAGGGTGAACCAGTAATGATTGTATCTTCTGATAAGGACTTTATCCAATTACAGAAATATAATAATGTAAAACAGTTCTCGCCTATTCAAAAGAAGGCAGTCACAGATAAGAACCCTAGAACATACTTGTTTAATCATGTAATGCGCGGCGATTCTGGTGATGGAATTCCTAATGTCCTATCTAAGGATGATACATTTATGTCAGGTGGTAAACAAACTCCACTAAGACAAACAAGGATTGACGACTGGGCCGCTAACGCAGATAAACTTAAGGATTATATGCCAGAAGATCTGTATCGAAATTACCAAAGAAATAAGACCTTAATAGACCTAAATGAAATCCCAGAGAACATTCAAGAATCTATTATAAATAAATATGATAATCAAAAACTACCTATGAAAATGAAAGTGTTAAATTATTTGATTAAAAAGAGATGTACTAACCTGATTGAATGCGTGGAGGAATTTTATAATGCGTAATTATCTAATATCGGATGTCCTTAAACAGACAGCCAAACTAAAGACCAAGGTGGATAAGATTGATTATCTACGAAAAATGAATTCTACACCACTTAGAGATATTCTTAGAATCAACTTTGATGATGATATCGTATCTATGCTACCTCCCGGTGCTCCCCCATACAAGAAAGATAATATGCCAGACGGCATGAATTACTCTAGCCTCCAACAACAGTATAAGAAATTTAAATATTTCTTCAAGGGTCAATATACTGATATGAATCCTGTTAAACGAGAGAATATGTTTTTAGAGCTTTTGGAGTCTATTCACCCAGACGATGCTCAAGTGTTCATTGATGCTAAAGATAAAAGCCTTAAGTATAAGGGCTTAACTAAGAAACTAGTTATAGATTCATTCCCTAACTTAATTCAAAAATAACTTAACTAACTTGGAGGGCAGCCTATAGAAAAACCTTTATGATGATAGCTAATCAATTAACCCATGGAGAAACATTATGCATGTACAAATTGAACGCCTCAAAAAAGATCAAAAAGAGGCAGTATACTATCAGAAGAAACTGAAACGCAAAGGAAAGGATGTTCTGGCTTATAAAATGCAGAAGAAAATAGAATTCCTGAATAGACATATCGAAGATATGAATATGGCGACAGTTAAAGGAGGTTAACGGGGTTATGGCCCTGTTCTACAGGGCCCTAATTACATTATGGTGAAATATACTAAAGAAGAACTTGAAAATTCCAAAAGAATCTTTAAGTCAGCAACACCTAAACATACCTTAGATTGGTACGTTAAATGGGTCGCATCTGTATTTGTACTATGTGCAATGTCACTAAGAGGCATCGAAGGTCTACAAATGTATGACTTAGGATTCTCTATAGTCGGTATTACATTGTGGTTATGGGTATCAATTATATGGCAAGATCGAGCTCTCATTATTCTAAATGGTGCTGGAATGCTACTATTACTAAGAAACATATTTACTGCATTAAGTGGTTGACAAATTAAACTAACTGTGATATAATATACATTATGAATATATTTGTTCTACATGACGACCCAGTCCTAGCGGCTCAAG